GCGGTAGCTTCGTAGTGTGTGGCGGTTTATGCCGATATGGGTTGCGGTGTCTTGTTCTGACAATAAATTCATGAGCTGTGAAGAGGAGTCGAACCCCAATTGATTGCCGTACACAGCGTGCTGTAGATTAAAGTTCTTATAGAAGGTGGCGAGGATTTGGCTAGTGAATGGGGCCAGTATTTCATGGGGCTGCCACTCATAACTAGCATTGTCACCTCGCATGGTAGTTCACGGAATTGAACCGATCCTCTCACTCGGGCGCACCATCGCCCGAATCTTTTGAGTGTGACCCCGGGTACACCACATTACCTTTGTATAGCGTCTACTATTCCGCCACACCTTCTATAAGAACTCTAACTACATTACATCTACTCTCCTTATACTGTACCTATAATATACACCCGTGTAAATAGCATTTATGTGAATAACTCGTGTTTATCAAAATTTCCTTCTTCAATAATTGTCCAGTTTTTATAAGATTCCTCTCCGCAGACAGGGCAGTCCTTGCTGAGTATTTTTTTTATGCTTTTTTTAGCAACATACAATATATGGTTGCATTTATTACATTCAAATATCCAATATGGCTTCATCCCCCAATTATACCATAATAGTTATCCACACTTAATCGTTGCGGTGTTGCCAGACGTATCCTAAAAATCCAATAATCAAGCGAAATTCAGGATACTTTTCAGGGTCGCTTCCAATCTTCTTATTAAAATGGATTGTTTTCATTGCATATTGACTAGCCCAATATGTGAGCCGTTTCATCGAGATATGTTTTGAGGGTTTATTGCCTTTCATAGAAGATTTGTTAAAGAAATAATCCTATGATTTGTAGCGTTTACTTTAGCCTTATCCGTATAAAATGTAGAGTCTTTACAAATTATGTCGCTTACATCCTGCAAAGGGATATGATAATTATGCCTACCTTTTAAGAACTCAACCGTAAGTTCATCATGTCTCTCAAGAAGTTCCTCCCCGAGGTAGGTGATACCATTTTTTTTGCCCATAAACCCTTTGAGGTAATGGCTCTTAGTAAATGTGCATACTTTCTTTCCCTTGTCCTTATCTACACCTTCTTTGACCTCTACAGCGTGTTTTTCTTCTAACTTCTTAATCTCTTTTTTTACCTCTTCCTTAATACTTTTTATAGAGATACCAACAAGCATAATAGTCCTAACATAATCCTCAACCGACGACCTATACACCCCTAGTTTAGTATAATATAGCGACAAATAATCATAGTCTTCTCCGCTTAGATAATAAAGCACAGGATCATCTAGCCCATTCCACACAGCCACATACTTTCTTAAAAAATCTGTATCTTCAATTGAATATTTCATATTATTTATTTAAAAGATTAGCTTCATACATCTATTATACATCTAGCATAGAATAACGGAAGTGTATAAAATACTAGTTATCCACACTTGCACTTATTTATAGGCTTGGTATCTATTCAATAAAGGTGTATAATGAGTGTATGAAAAAATCTTGCCTAATAATTTATATCTATAAGCACACGGTTTTTCCGCAAGATTTTCCGTGTGCTTTTACATGTAAACTATGAAACATTTTATAGTATCAAAGAGCCTAGAAGAGTATGAAGCATACGCAACTAAGCACAAACTAAATAGTAGAGATGTATTTTACTGTATTAGCCTGCAAAAAGCAGAGGAGGATATGAAAATAAACATAAAACAGGGCATAGACGCCCAAGTAATTGTTCTATGAACGACCCATTAACAATTTTAGTGCCTGATAGACCTATAGTATTTATGGGGATAACTCACTTGATATTATTGTGTAAAAGGGTATACTAAGCATAGTATCTTGATTTATGCGGTAGGACTCATATAATCGAGCGAAGAACCCCACGCCCAAGTCCTACAACAGGGCTTGGGGTTTTTTATATCTAAATAATCACTATGAAAACATTTGATTGGAAAGAAGCAAGTAAGCAGAATGAACCAGATAAACTCCAGTGGCTCAAAGAAAACCATGATAAGGGGATTAGCGTAGAGGAGTTTTGCACAGCTATGAAAAAGATTAGAAAAACTGGCAATCCACCCTCAAAACTAAAGAACCACTATAATCGGCTGAAGGCTCATTTCGGCTTCTTCGATAGTTAGATATTAGTATGAAAGAGCCACGATTCGTGATAATCCCAGAATATATAGACATAATGGACATAACCGATGCCGAGAAACTTCTCGCTGGAAGAATGTATGCCCTATCTGCAAAACATGGGTATTGTCATGCTTCTGATAATTTTCTTGCAAAAGATAGAAAATGTTCTGAAAGAACTATCCAAAGGAGAATAAGCAAGCTCATAAAATTAGGGGCGTTTACTGTAGTTGTGGAACGTATAAAAGAGAAGATTAGTAAGAGAAAACTATACATTGGTGACGTACCGACAAAATTGACGGTACCTAGTGGAAATAGCACAGAGGTACCGCCAAACTTGACCGAAGGTACCGACAGAATTGGCGGTACAGGTACCGACAGAATTGGCGTAGATAGTAGTAGAGTAAGAGTAGTAGAGAGAGTAATAGAAACTACTATCCCTGCGGGGTCTTGGACTAAAATAATTTTACAACGCTACGAAGAGTATCGGAAAACAAAAATTGCTAGTTACGGGAAGCACTTAAAGGCATTGGGGGAATTGAAAAAAGTGGGGCTTTCGCCAGAAGATATTTGGTTAAAGTTATTGCTCTTGGAAAATTCGAGTGATTTTTGGAAAGAAAACCCACCAGACTTTGTAAATTTAGCAGGCAACCTCCATAGAATTGAAAAATCAAAACCAAAATTTAACAAAATAATAATAAAAAGACTATGAAAGAATTACTAGAAAAAATACAGGCGGAACTAGCGCAAATAACCGATATACAAAAAAGGACAGAAGCAAGGGAAAGAGTACGAAGCCTTATGGCTAAGTACGCAGGCGAAGATAGAATTGTCACCATGCAGGAAGTTGTGGACGCTTCAAGTCTGGAGAATGGGGCATTAAAAATCTATAAGACAGGAATAAAAGGCCTCGACCAACTACTTTCTTCCGAGGACATGGACGACGGAGGGATTAGAGATAGCGAACTCATAACGATTGCAGGGCCAACAAAGAACGGGAAAACTACACTGGCAATGACAATTACGTCTAACCTAATAGAACAAGGGCATAAGCCTTGCTGGTTTAGCTATGAGATGACTCCACACGGCTTTGCAAGAAAAATGCCGGGGGGAACATTACCGCTCATTTATACTCCGATGAAGCTAAAAACAAATAGCACAAAATGGATTGAGGAGAAAATTGTGGAAGCAATTGCAAAGTATGACGCAGGTATATTTTTCATTGACCACTTAAATTATGTTTGCGATATAAGCGGAAAATCAAACGAAAACACTAGCGTGAGAATTGGAAGTACCATGCGAGAGCTAAAGCAGATAGCAAAGGATTGGGGAATATGCTTAGTACTTATGGCCCACACCACCAAGATAAAACCAACAGAAGAACCTACCGTTGCCAGTTTACGAGATAGCAGTTTTATAGCGGCCGAAAGCGATACTGTTTTGTACGTGCGGAGAGTAGGCGAAGAAACAAACTACGGAAATCAAACTGAATTATTTGTAATTGCTAACAGGTGGAGTGGCACAAACGGAAGCACGGACTTGGAGTATAGGCATGACCTAAAAAAGTTGGAACAAAAGTATGCGTGAAGAAATATCAAACGAATCAATAATAGCAGAAGCAAGAAAAACATATCTTGTTATGGTGCAGAACCTTATTTGGAGAATAGAAGAAGGAGACGAGGTGTCCATAGGGCTATACGAGCAGGTTGAAACTATATGGCCAGAGATAACGGCCAATATAAATAAGTTTTTACATAAGCCTTATGACTAGACTTAAAGCCTTCCGCTTCCCCGAAGACCACACTCAACCCCACAAGATAGCCCTAATACTTAACACCGCTAACCCTGCAACTGAAAGGCTAGGAGCATATTACCGATGTGGGTACTGCGGAATATTCCAACCAAGAAAACCTATAAAGAAAGTGGATAAGTTAAATTCTAAAAATGGTATAATAAAGCTATGACAAGAGAAATAAAATTCAAGTATTGGGATACTGATAAAATGAAGATGCTACATACCGCAAAAGAGGCGAATGCATCAATTACAGAATACGATGACGACAGAAAAATTAAATGGTTGCAATACACAGGGCTAAAAGACGTGAATGGCAAGGAGATATACGAGCTTATGGAACTTAATAATAAGTGGAAAGTGAGTTACAAAACACCTAAATATATCTTGATAGATATATCAACAGGTGATATAATAGATTTTAATGAACAAAACAAATACGAAATTACTAGAGAATACACAGACATACCGAAAGACCCCAAAGGGAGTGTTGACTAATATGTATAACAAAATGGAAAGTCGTCATCTAGTAGGGTTCAGTTTGACTGATTTTCACAACAGGTTTTTATACGACAAGAAGTTTAATCGTCTGTTCAAAGAGTGGGTTAAGAGGGGTTTCAATAAACAATACAAGCCTTCACTTGACAGGATAAATTCAAAAGTTCATTACACGGTAGATAATACCCAAATGCTTACTTGGGCAGAAAACCGATATAAGCAATCCCTAGACGGGAAAAGAGGGCGTAAGGGAGTGGTACTACAAATGCTGGGGGACAAAGTAATTGCTCGGTATGCTTCACAGCGAGAGGCAGTAATGAAAACTGGTATAGCACAGGGGAATATGAGTAGTGTTCTTACAGGGCAACGACAGACCGCAGGAGGGTATGTTTGGAACTACGAAGTAATCGGAAATATATACGAAACACCTGAACTTTTAGTAAAATGAAGCTATGAGCAACGCAAAGCACTTGTGTCGCTCTTGCGCGAATAACAGTGAGAGAGCTATTCAGTTTGACGGGCTAGGAATATTCTGTGAACTTTGTGGCATGTACTCGTACAGCACGTACAAGAATGTGAATGGAGCTTGGAGACTACACCACATACCCCTAATCGATCAATGAATACTCTAGGTGACGTACCCCCCAAGAATACGCTACAGATATATTATCCACGTACAGATCAATCTTATCACCCCCTAGCGGAGATACGATGTCAATTGCTATAATAATAGCATACAAAAAGGTGATTGTCAAAAGAATATATTAGTATATATATGCATAACGGGTTATAATAAATCTATATATCAGTCAAGTTGAGTAACATTTTTATGAATGCACCAAACGGAACAGGCAAAGGAGGCAAATCATTCCAAGATAGGGAGCTATCTGCAAAGGTACGTTCTCTTACTATGGAGACGCTAAGGGATATACTTGAAGGCACAGGAGAATACGCCGACGACTTAAAGTTCAAAAAAGCAGTCATCTTAAAACTAGCAGGGACTGTACTCCCAAGACTCAACGAACACGCAGGAGAAGGCGGAGACCCTATACAGCACTCAATTACGGTTAAGTTCGGATAATGGATGTCAGATTTCCCCCAAAGCTCAAGCCGTTATTCAAGCCAGCCCGGTACAAGATTTTAGTCGGCGGCCGGGGCGGAGCCAAAAGTTGGGGCATAGCACGAGCATTACTAATTATAGGGGCTAAGAAGCCTAAAAGGATTCTATGTGCAAGAGAAGTGCAAAAGTCTATAGGAGACTCAGTATTACAATTACTAGAAGACCAGATCAATAAACTAGGGCTACAGGATTTCTACGAGGTACAGAAGGCAGCCATTATAGGCAAGAACGGGACTACATTTGGATTTGAAGGCTTAAAACACAACGTGAACAGCTTAAAAAGCTATGAGGGAGCAGATATTTGTTGGGTAGAGGAAGCGGTAACGGTATCAAAGAACTCTTGGGATGTTTTAATACCAACTATTCGTAAGGACGGATCAGAGATATGGCTATCGTTCAACCCCGAGCTAGAAGAGGACGAAACATATCAACGGTTTGTTATCAATCCACCAAGCGACGCTGTTTTAATTGAAATGAGCTACAAGGACAACCCGTGGTTCCCTGATGTTTTATTACAGGAAATGTCAGAAATGAAAGAACGCAGACCAATAGACTACGAGAATATATGGCTAGGAAAACCACGACAAGCAGTGGAAGGGGCTATTTACGCCAAGGAGCTGGAAGAAGCAAAAGGCAGAATAATGAAAGTCCCATACGACCAGAGCAAGCTTGTCAACACATATTGGGATTTAGGACACTCAGACCAGACGGCTATCTGGTTTATTCAACAGGTAGGCTTTGAATACAGGGTATTAGATTATTATTCTAATTCACACGAGAAGGTTCATCATTACATCAAAAATATCAAAGAAAAGCCATACAATTATGGAACTCACTACCTCCCACATGACGCTAAGGCTGAGACACTGGCGGCTAATAAGACAGTAGAACAACAGATACGAGACATATTACATAACGTGTCAGTCGTTCCACAGGGGCGTATACAGGACGGCATAGAGCAAGTGAGGCTCAAGTTCCCTTTGTGTTATTTTGACGCGGAGAAGTGTGCTGAGGGGCTTCAGGCGTTGCGTAGGTACGCGTACAAGAAAGACCAAGAGACTGGCAGGGTATCAGCTAACCCAGGTCATAACATCTGGAGCCACGGTAGTGACGCATTCCGTACATTCGCTATGGCACCAAGCGAATACAGTGGTATTATCGAAGACATGCCTACATCTCAAGACGAAGAGAATGAACTTGACCCTTATTTCGAATAAATGTGATATTATACACTTATGCCTAACAAAGTATTCGAAAAGCTTAAAGGGGAATTTAAGGATATTGACCGAAAAATTGTTGACGGCGAAGCTATTGTTCTAGATAAAATAGATATTAATACGCAAGAAAGACTGGTTCGCCAGATAAACGATGAGTACGACTCTGCTATTAAATACAACGATGCAAAGCGTGCAACTAATCTTGCTCGCTTGAGACTTTTTAATAATCAAAGGCGAGACAGAAGCTCAGTAGGCGACCCGCTAATGTTCACTGTGTTTAACACGGTGCTTGCTTCGCTGTATACGGATAGGCTCATGGCTATGTGGGAAGGTAGAGGAGAGGGAGACGATGACGACATGGAGGATAACCTCAATGCTCTAGCGAACTTCGACTATGACGTAATGGGCAAGGATGAGCTGGATTACTACTGGGATTGGGATGCCCTATTTTTCGGGCGTTCACTCATGCTCATGATGGAATTTGACCGTACTCTTGGGATAATGGCTCCATCGCCTGAACTACTAGACCCGATGACATTTATCCGCGACCCAAGAGCATCATCTGTGAACGGCTTAGGCACGCAGATGAAGGGAGCCATGCGGTTCGGAGGTTGGGAAGTAGGAGCTACATACTACGAACTAGAAGGCAACCCTGCATTTTTCAATGTTGATAATCTACGAAAAGACAAAGATATTGTTTCACTCATTGATGACGCGAGAACCGCAAGAGACGAAGCACAGGGAAGAGACAGATTCTACCCGGACGAAGAAGCTCTAGGAGCGAAAGAGAACTATGAATTTCAGCTATTGAACTGGATGACTACTATCAAGGGCGAAAAGTATCTAGTAACTCTTGGAAACAGACGCTCAACAGTAGTCCGTCTTGTGAAATTAAAGTACGGAGCATTATGGCCCATCATAGACCGTCCAATGTTCCCAATGTCTAACGACTGGGACGGTGTATCTATACCCGACATCACAGAAGACAAACAACGAGCGCGAGCAAAACTCTTAAATCTAGGAGTAAAGTCAGCAGTCATTGACGCTCTACCGCAGTACATGTACGACAAGACCAGAATTACAAACAAGAACGAGCTAAACTGGCAGTCCAATAAGTTTATAGGAGTAAATGGACGTGTTGATAACGCGATGATGCCTGTGCAAAAGTCCGTAGTTCACCAGTATGTGAACGTCATTATGGATATGCTTGACCAATCCGTGCAGAGGGCTACCGCCACACCAGCAATGCAACAAGGAGTGCCACAAGACGACCAGAAAACTCTAGGAGAATTACGGCAAGTGTCAGCCAATGTTGACACTCGATACGGAATGTCAGCCAAGATATTCGGATGGAGCGAAAAGAGATTCTGGAGACAGTGGTACAGGATGTACAAGATACACTTTAAGAATGACATAGACGAAAAGGTTGTAAGGATTCAAGGACCAACGGCTGCTATATTCCGTCCACTCATGAGAGATAACATAATTGCTCAAGTAGACCCGGACGTAAAGATTGAATCATTAGTTATATCTGAGGCAAAGAGAATACGAGAGCAACAGTCATTTGACCAATTCGCTGTAATAGCCATTCAAGACCCTAGCACCAATCGAAGATACATGTACAAGAAGATGGCTAAACTCCGTGGCATGACCAAGGAAGAAATTCAAATGATATTCCCTCCTACGGTAGACGAGGAACAAGCCGAGAGAGAAAATGAGATGTTAAATGCAGGAGATTCCCCAGACATAGACCCAAGAGATGACCACAGGGTACACATTGAAATTCATTCAAAGGCTAACCAAACACCCGAAGCAAGGGCGCATATAAAAACTCATGAAGAGCTTGCACTTGAAGTGAGAAACAATCCAGAGCTATTCCCTGTAGAGCAAATGCAAGGAGCAGACCCACAAGGAGCTGGCCCTGCAACTAATCTTCCAGTGAAGCCACCAGTTGAACCTGCAATTTGATGAAACACCTCGACCTAAACAATCCAGAGAACAGGAAAAGTATCCAAGAGATACTGCGTACTGGTGCACAGAGCGACTTTTGGTATATTATTTGCCAACGCCTAGGAAGCTCTATAGAAGCTATCTCAAGCCAACTAGATAGCGATGAAGGCACTAACCTTATTGCAGAGGAGTACAAGATACGACATGAGGTATTGCGCAAACAAAAGATTGACCGCAAAGATATATTGAAAATGCCAGAAGAACTAATAAAGGAGCTAGACAACCCAGAGTTCTTTGAACGCAAGCGTGACGAAGACGTCTATTTGGACAAAGAAGACTTTGAAAAGTAACTTGTTGACAATTCAAGAAAGGTATATAGTTGCATAAACTAGCGATTGTTGTAACTGCCGGAGCGAGTCTTTACCCGTCCGGTTTTCTTGTTTCGCTATAACAAGATGCCGAGTAACTTACCAAACTTATGGCAGATGAAATCGCAGAGGTGATCGAAGAAGAAATCTTGGACACTGAAGTAGAAGAAGATGTTGAACCCGAATCTGAGGCAACCGAGGAGCAATCCGAGGGAACCGAAGAAGAGGAAGCAATTCCTGTTCGTTCCAACGCTTCATTCATAATCGAACGCCAAAAGCGCACGATTGAAAAGCTACGTTCAGAAGAAAGTCAAGAAGACCCTATTACAGAAAGACTCAATAGGATTGAAGAGATTGCTTTAGGGCAGTCTGATGACAAGGATTTGACTGAACTCTTTGAAAAAGAGCCAGATGCAAAGAAATACGCATCAAAGATACGCACATACATGGATCATGATGCTTACAAAGGCGTGTCCCCAGAAGTTATCTACCATCATCTTGATTATTCCGAAGCCAAGACCAAAGTAGACAGTAAGCGTAAAGCTGCTGATCTCGAGGCTAGGCAAACAAGAAGCGTAGGATCAGGCATACGCGATACCAGAAGCAGTGATAAAAAGACTGCTGATGATATTAAGAATATGCCTATGAAGGATTTTGAGGAATATGATAGGGAATTACAACGACAAGCACGTTCTTAATTCTATAATTTATCAATATGGCTAATACAACAACCAGTAACATAACGCAGGCTACTACGGAGTTCTTCAACAAGAGACTCTTGATGAAAGCTACGCCTTATTTTGCTCACCACAAATGGTCAGATATCGCAGATATTCCAAAAAACAGCGGAACACTTATTCGCCGAAGACGTTATACACTGCTCACAGCAGCTACAACGCCTATCGTTGAAGGAGTAACTCCAGATCTCCAACAGTTAGCAATCACGAACGTAGACACTACCGTTCAAGAATACGGATCAGGTGTATTACTTACTCGCAAATTGCTGTACACGACTGCTGACCCAATTCTACGAGAAGTAAATGAACTTCTTGCACAGAATGCAGGAAATTCTCTTGATCAGTTGAACAGAGATGAACTAGCAACAACAACTACAAAGCAATACGCTTCTACTGCTACATCTACGGGTACTGTAACTTCAGCAATGAAGATTACAAAAGACGAAGTTATGCAATCAGTACGTACGTTGAAGAACAACAATGCAATGAAAATCACTGAGATGTTGAACCACAACGATGGTTTCAATAGCTCTCCGATTCCAGCTTCATTTATTGGATTAGTACATCCAAACTCTACATACGACCTCAAGAACATCACAGGTTTTGTAAAGGTTGAAGAATACGGTTCCCAGAAAGCGGCTTTTGAAAACGAAGTTGGTACACTTGATGAAGTAAGATTCATTGAAACTACTAACGCAAAGGTTCGTACAGCACTTGGAGCTGGCTCAATCGACGTATACTCCACAATCATCTTGGCGAAAGAAGCCTACATGAACTCCCGTATTGCAGGAGAAGGACTACGAAACATTATGGAAGGTCCTGGAGGCAATGGGGATCCATTCCATCAGAGAACAACGTCAGTATGGTTTGCTACATTTGCAACTAACATATTGAACGATGCGTTCTTAGTAGACATCCAGCACGCAGTATCAGCGTAATTTAACCCGTAATTCATAAAAAAGTATGCCTAAATTAAGTAAAGAAGAAATTATAGCAAAGCTCGCATCACTCGGAGTACCATTTGATGTAACAGCTTCATATAATGACCTCCTCGCAATCCTCAAGGAACAAGGAGAGACCCCGGCTCTCGAACAGGCAATAGAAGTAGTTTCATCGGAAGAAGACGGAAAGACCGCAGAAGAAAAAGAGGTTATAAAAGAAGTAACTAATCCATTTTCTTCCTTTGAAACAAAGCAGCCCCTAACAGGAAAAGCACAACTTATGCGTAAGATTCTTATGAGTCAGACACGAGTACCTGTGTACATACCTCTAGGGCATGAGGAAAAGATAAGTTCAACTCACCAAGTGACTTTGAACGGATACACAATGTTCATCCGCAAAGGACAACAGGTAGATGTACCTTACCAAGTGAAAGAAATTCTCGATGAGAAGTTCGCACACCAAATGAACGTTCGCCAACATCCACTTAGAGTAAGTAATGTGGGGGACGTAAAACTGCAAGCATTCGACTAATCAACCTAATTAAACTAAAACTATGCCCGTAACAACTACATTAAAATCAGGAGACGGAGTAGCACGATTTGCAACAGGTACTTATATTACCGATACAACAGCAGCTGCCCACGACGTAAATTGTGGATTCCAACCAAAGCACGTAACTGTGTACAACGAAACATCAAGAGACTCCATTGAATGGAATGACACTATGGCTGATGCAGAAGGCTTCAAACGAGTAGCCGCTGGAACAGGCACATTCATCACATCACTTGGTATCACTCCACTTGATAACGGAACGACAAAAGGATTCCGTATCGGACTTGATACAGATATCAACGTAACAAGCGAACAGGTTTCTTGGGTCGCCCGAGGATGAGCTAGATTGCTATTGGGTAATAGGCAGAGTATAATGAGAACATGCTTCTCACTAAACTCTGCCTCCAATGCAATAAGGCAATAAAGAAAAAATCAACTTGTTCTTTGAAAGATTGGAATAGTCGAACGAAATATTGTTCTAGAAAATGTACTTACAAAATGATGAGTATTTTTCTAAAAGGAAATAAATACTCTCTTGGATTCAGACCTTCTATTGAAACGAAATTAAAACAGAGTGAAGCTCAAAGGTTAGAAAAGCATTGGAAATGGAAAGGTGGAAAGCCTAAATGCACTGTATGTAATAAGCAATTATCTAAATATAAAGCAAAGCACTGCAAAGTACATCGACCAATTACTTTAGAGACAAGATTAAAACGAAGTATTGCAACTAAAGGAGAAAAGTCACATGCTTGGCGTGGTGGGATAACACCAAAAAATAAAGCAATTAGAAATTCATTAGAATATAGAGAATGGGTAAAAAAGGTTTTTGGCAGAGATAAGTACACTTGTGTATTTTGTGGTAAAGTAGGTGGTGATATGCACGCCGACCATATAAAACAGTTTGCTTATCATCCAGAAGTAAGATTCGATATAAATAACGGAAGAACACTTTGTGTAAGTTGTCATCGAAAGACTGACACTTACGCAAAAAAAGCCTCTTTATTTTCAGGGAAGATCGGGATATGAGGCCCCGCTAGTCTTCTCAATAAACTACAAACTATATGAGCTTTAAATCAGACGTAGCAGGAGCAGTATCAGAACAACTACAGGGAGTAAAGAATGTAACTCGAGTATCAAATACATTACCTCAATCAGTTGCAGCACCAATCTTCGTAGTAAGCGGAGCAGTAAAGATTGTTGAAATTGTAGGAGAAGTGATGACAGTTGTTCAAACGCAACTAAACAACACAAAGCTTATCGCAAACCCTACAGAGGGAGCTGATACAGACATTTGTGCAGTTCTTGACATAACTGCAGCCGCAGTTGGTTCAATGTTTAACATCACAGGGACACTTGCAAACGCAATGGTAAAGCAAGCAAACGGCGCACACATCGCGCAAGCAGGCGAAGTAGTTATACCAGCAGGTACAATCGACTTGAGCTGTTCCGCTTCTAGCACAGGAGCTATCAAATGGAGCGTTGCATATATCGCACTAGAAGCAGGAGCAACTGTAGCAGCCGCTTAATTGCGGTAGCCCTATGAATAACAACAACAAAGTCCTATTGGATGCGGTGTCCGTGGGGCAGGAGTCTCTAGCTTTCAACGTGGAAGAATACGGCAGAGTAGGGTTCCAATTCCTTGCAGACGCTGTAACAAGTGGACAAGGCATCTTCACAGTTGATGGAACTATAGACGGTTCTACATGGATGAGAATAAACACGTTGATAGCCAACGTTGCAAATAGCAATTCTCAATCACTAACCAGAGTTGCAAGTGTGGTCTTGAGTACGTCGGTGAGCAGATCATCATCGGCTTCAATTTCACCCTCAGCATCTGTTAGCCCATCGGCTTCAACATCTCCGTCTAACTCTCTTAGCACGTCGCTTTCTCCGTCAGCTTCAAGAAGCCCGTCAGCGTCAGCGTCACTTTCCCCGTCAGCGTCAGCCTCAGGGTCTCCTTCATCATCGGCATCACCGTCAGCATCGTTGTCGCCAAGTGCCAGCGTATCGTTAAGCCCATCGATCCAAGCAGATATTACATCTTCTGCACTTGTATGGTTGGACCCATTCCTTGCACTCAAGGCAGTACGAGTTGGATTAGTGATAAGTGGAGCTGGACGGTATTCAGCCTTTGTACAGGTAACTGAATAGTGATAAAATAAGGGAATGACACCTCTTGAACTCGCTGCCTATATTAGGCTTCTGACAAAGACAAACTCTACTACGTTCACAGACGCAGATATGCTTATACTTGTGAACTTGTACATAGATGAGTTTGCGTCAAGGATAGTTGAAATGGATACGGGAGCTTTTGAAGTCCCGTATCTGTTCAACCTCGTTGCAGGACAGCGAGAGTACGCTATTGGAGATGACGTATTAAACCGTCTCCATAAGGTAGAGATTAAGTTTACGGCTACAGAGGACAGACAACCTGCAACCTATGTAAAGGATTACAGAGGATCAGAAACAGAGGCTCAAATCACCGCATCATATAGCAATAGTGCATGTTCATACACACTTCGCCGTAGGGCGATTCTGCTGTTGTCAGGAACTATCATTGCTGTGACTCAAGGGGTAAGAATGACATCATTAGTATTTCCAGAGAAACTAGCAAACCTTACTGGTAGCTTAGGAAACATGGAAATAGACCCATCAACAACTACTTTTGGGTTTCCAAGACAATTCCATGAATTATTAGGGCGTAAAGTTTCCATAGCATGGAAGAGCTTACAAGCAGTAGCACTTTCCCCTTTAGAGCAATCATTTGAAATAGACTTGAATAGACAGCTTGAAGCATACTCAACAACTAATAACGAAGGTACAACACGTTCTGATGATGTAACTAATCAGGATAGTGGAAATGATGGATATGATTATTAGATAGTTGATACTTTTTTAATATCGGAGTAATATATTTATAATATGTCTATTTCTAAGTCGATACTTATACGGGTGAGGATGTTCTTCTTTATGCTGTATCTTGCTTTTGTTTCTTTAATTGATCCAGCTTTTGTAGCACACACAATAAAGGTTGCAGGCGGTAAGATAAAATAATATGTTAAGTGTTGTTATTCCTAGCAGATCAGAACAGTATCTCCAGCAAACAGTGGATGATTTACTTAAAAAGGCTACAGGAGAGATTGAAGTCATTGTATCACTAGACGGATACTGGCCATCTCCAATGCTCAAGGACGATAAAAGGGTACGTATCATCCATCAAGGTAAGATAGACGATAATAGGGGCATGAGAGGGGCTATAAACGCAGGGATGAGGATAGCTCAAGGTGACTATTTTATGAAATGCGATGAACACACTCTCTGGGATGAAGGTTTTGACGCGAAGCTTATCAAGGATTGTGAGGAACATGACGTTGTTGTTCCACGAAGATACAGACTAGACCCCGAAAAGTGGGAAGTAATCACAGACGGAAGAAACCCAATAGACTATATGTACCTAACATATCCTTTCATGCGTCCGGGTGATAAGACGAATGGCCTAAGAGGTCAGGAGTGGAAGGAAAGGTTTGCAGTGAATAAAGAAATTATGTATGACGAAAGCATGTCTACTCAAGGGAGTGCGTATTTCATGCGTAAAAGCCATTGGGATGAGGTAATAAAGGAGATGGACGAGGTAAGCTATGGGCCATTTACGAGTGAGGCTCAAGAAATCGGACTTAAAACACAACTAAGCGGAGGTAGGCTGATGACAAACAAGAATACTTTTTATGCTCATTGGTGGAAGGGCAAGGCTGGGAAGAACTACAAGTTCACAAACGCTCAATACGACAAGCATCAGAAAGAAACAGAGGCAGGGAGAGTGTATTCAATACAATACTGGCTCACCACAAAGGACTACAAGCATGATTTTATGTGGCTAATGGAGAAGTTCGACCCTGTACCCACATGGCCCGAGGATTGGAAATCGCTTATCACTAATGAAATAAACAAACTATGAAAAACCGCATAGAACTCGCACAATATTTTGCGCAACTTGGCTTCACCAAAGGCGTTGAGGTGGGAGTGTGTGACGGTATCTACTCCGAGAAGTTGATGCAGAACATCCCCGGACTAACATTGCACGGCATTGACCCATACACTGAATATCACGGC